CCTTTGAATGATGCGATTATGATCAGTACAGATAATGTTAGAAGATTTCAAAGAGAAAATAATCTTGATATTGTTAATACAATTATTCTTTCAGATGGAGAATCAAATTCATCTCATAGATTTTATTCTGAAGAGAAAATGGCTGAAGCAGAAAAGACCGGTAACATGAAGGACATCACTGAAATGATAAGTTCAAGAGAATGTAAAATCAAATTAGTGGACAGAGAAACAAAGGATGTTTTTGAATGGACTGCTGTTCATGGAATGAGACAGACAAAAAACTTTCTTGATTATTTTAAAGCAAAAACAGGTTCGAATGTTATAGGATTCTTCCTTACATCTTCAGCTGATGACGCTGGACGAGTTGTCGGTTGGCATGATTGGTCTACTGCAAAAGCAGAATATAATAGACTTGGTTATTTGATTAGGCAAGATCATGGTTACGATGAGCTCTATGTGATCAAATCTCATAGTTCTGTTCCTCTGGAAGATGAGATCAAAGTGGATACTGATAAGAAAAATACAACCGCGACGTTAGCAAAGGCATTCAAGAATTTCCAAAAAGGCAAATTGGAAAAGAGAATAATGTTGCAAAGCTTCGCAGAAAAGGTTGCATAAATGCATTTTTGTTTTACATTGAAATCAATAGGTTATAAGGAACTCGTTGAAATCATTGATAAACAAAAGTGTTGACATTTTGGACTAGATCAGTTATAATATATACATATTAAATAATAACATAAGCGAGAGAGGTTATATGATGGCAAATCGAGAAAAACTATTAGAAGCTTGGAAATCTGTACACGGTGAGAACACAGTGTTAGATCGTTCTCAGGTGAATGCAATGGCGGCAGCCAGTGATTTACCAGAACCAAATCAAAATTTCCTAGGTAAACTTAGAGTAGGACGAAATCAATTTTCAATTACAAATTACGGAACAAATATGGCAACACCAGCTGCAAAATGGGGTGACAAATTTCGTAAACCTAAAGCATTAAAAGATGTGAAGGTTGTCCAACACGAAACCACAATTAAGAAAGTAGACGAAGCGATCTCTTTCGTACCGGATAAAGATCCCAATTATATTAAAGCTGGATATTTTAAAGAGTTGGTTCAGATATTCAAGTCTGGAATGTTTGTACCATCCTTTATTACAGGTTTATCTGGAATGGGAAAAACCAAAGAAGTTTTCGAAGCAGCCGCAGCTACAAAGCGCGAATTGATTCGAGTTAATATTACCATCGAAACAGATGAAGATGATCTTCTCGGTCACTATGTTTTGAAAGACGGAGAAACTATCTGGGAAGACGGACCAGTCATTGTTGCGATGGAACGTGGTGCTATATTGCTTTTAGATGAGATTGATTTAGCATCAAATAAGATCATGTGTCTCCAACCCGTACTCGAAGGCGGAAATATCTTTTTGAAGAAGATTAATCGTCTCGTAAAACCCGCACCAGGATTTAACATCGTTGCAACTGCCAATACAAAAGGTAAAGGTAATGATGACGGAAGATTCATAGGAGCAAATATTCTTAATGAAGCTTTCCTTGATCGTTTTCCAATAACGTTCGAACAAGATTATCCACCAGCAACCATCGAAAAGAAAATCGTTTCCAGGATTCTTGAGAATGCAGGAATCAATGATTCAGATTTTGTTAATCATCTTACTCAATGGACAGATGTTATTCGTAGAACATTTGCTGATGGTGGAATTGATGAAATAATTTCCACACGTCGTTTGATTAACATCGCTACGTCTTATATGATCTTCGGAAACAAAGAAAAAGCGATCGAATATTCGATCAATCGTTTCGATGAAGATACCAAAACAGGCTTCATGGATCTTTGGACAAAAGTAGATCCTAGCGCCGCACCAGATGAAGAAGTACAAGGTGAGGGTGAACCTGAAGAATCAAAAGAAGAAAAACTTTACTAATTTAATCCTTGACATTATATACATTATCAGCTATAATTACAACAATTAGTTGATAATGTATATTTGTTGTTAATGAGAAAAAGGAATGTATGCAAATTGAAGTACCTATATCTGATTTGAGAAAGAAAAAGATATTTGTTGCAACACCTATGTATGGAGGACAGTGTTCCGGAATGTATACAAAGGCTTGTTGTGATTTAGCAACTACTGCTACCAAATATCAAATTGATCTAAAATATTTTTATCTGTTTAATGAATCTTTAATAACCAGAGCTCGAAATTATTGTGTAGATGAATTCTTGAGATCAGGTTATACTCACCTCATGTTTATAGATAGCGATATTTGTTTCGATCCTAATTACGTTCTTACATTAGCAGCGTTATGCGATGAAACAAAACCAATCGTTGGAGGTATATATCCTAAGAAGTGTATTGCTTGGGAAAAGGTACGTAATGCAGTTGACAAAGGTCTGGCAGATGAAAATCCAATGCTTCTTGAAAAGTTCACTGGAGACTTTGTGTTTAATCCAACTGGCGGAACACAAACAATATCATTATCAGAACCTGTTGAAGCTTTGGAAATAGGAACAGGCTTTATGATGATTCGAAGAGAAGCATTAGAAGAATTTGCAAAAGCTTATCCTAAATTTCGATATAAACCCGATCATAATCGATCAGATCATTTTGATGGTTCTCGATATATTCATGCTTTCTTTGATACCATTATTGATAACGATCAATGGATGGGTGAGGGCAAATCGGAAGGGTCTGATCGATATCTTTCTGAAGATTATATGTTTTGTCAATTGTGTCAGAAGATAGGTATCAAAACTTATCTATGTCCTTGGATGAAATTACAGCATATTGGAACATATGTGTTTAATGGTAACTTACCGGATATGGGTGCATTGGAATATGCAGCACATGGATATGATACTGAGAGTAGACCTTTCTTGGAAGACCGGAAAGCAAAGTTAGCATCAAAGGGAATGAGCAGGAAAGATAGACGAGCTCTTGCTAAAGAAAAGCGAAAAGAGTCTAAAAAGAAACTTAAACAACCTGAAGAAAATTCAGAGGAACATAAGAGTCCTAACCACCTATAGAGATAAAATGATTATACATAATGAGACCATTGAGTATTTAAAAAACTTTGCTGAAATCAATCAAAGCTTGGTCATTGAAAAAGGCGATGTAATCAAAACAATTAGTGAACAGACAAACGTAATGGCAAGGGCTGGTTTGAAACAAGACTTTCCACAAGACTTTGCGATTTACGATCTTAATAAGTTCTTAGGTGTTCTGTCTTTATTCGCTGAACCTGAATTTAAATTTAGAGAAAAATCTATAACAATTCAATCAAGTGTTGATGCAAATAATTTTACAGCCGGTGATTCTGTGGCTGAATATCAATTTGCGAATATGTCTTTATTTGAAAATGAAAGAAAGATCCTAGCAAAGGATATTGAGTTACCTTCTGAAGATGCTTCGTTTAAATTAGAAGAAAAATATCTTATATCTATTATGAGGGCAGCGTCAGTTATGAGTCTCCCTGAGATCGCAGTTGTAGCATCTGAAGGAAAGATTAAATTACAAGCAATCGATTCTAAAACATCTGTTGATAGTTACGCAGTTGAATTAGGACAAACAGATTCTAATTTTAAAATGATTTTTAAGATAGAAAATCTTAAAATGATGAAAGGATCTTATGATGTAAAAATATCAAATAAAGGTCTAGGACATTTTAGAAATTGTGAGAAAGATCTTCAATATTGGATAGCAACTGAACAGGCGTAATGACAGATAATATATTATGGGTTGAAAAATACAGACCACAAAAAGTTTCAGAATGTATTCTACCAGATCATTTAAAAGAACCATTTGAATCTTATGTAGCTTCAGGCAACATACCGAATCTTCTTTTATGTGGAGGTCCTGGTATGGGGAAGACTACAATTGCGAAAGCAATGTGTAAAGAGATTGGTTTAGACTATTTGGTTATTAACGGTTCTCAAGAATCTGGTATTGATTTATTAAGAGTAAAGTTAGAAAATTATTGTAGTAGTGTTTCACTGATTGGTGGTCGTAAGGTTGTTATTATAGATGAGGCTGATTATTTAAATCCTCAATCTACGCAGCCAGCAATGAGAGGGTTTATTGAGCGATTCGCTGATAATTGTAGTTTCATTTTTACATGTAATTATCTTAATAGAATTATCGATCCTATTCATTCTCGATGTTCGGTAGTTGAATTTAAAGTAGATAAGAAAGAATCTCCTAAAATAGCTCAACAGTTATTAGAAAGAATTATTGTAATTCTTAATGAGAATAAAGTCGAGTTCAATGAGAAAGTCATTGTTGAACTCATTATGAAATATTATCCAGATTTTAGAAGAACATTAAATGAATTACAACGTTATAGTAGTAGTGGACAGATTGATAGTGGTATTCTCAGTCTACTCTCAGATAGCGATTTTAATGCGCTTATAAACGCGTTAAAAGAAAAGAACTTTACAAAGGTTCGTAAATGGGTTGTTGATACAAGCCATACAGATGCTAGGACGATATATAGAAAATTATACGATAATTTACACGAACATTTAACACAGAATGCATTACCGCCAATTATTTTACTATTGGCTGATTATCAATATAAAAGTGCATTTGCAGCAGATCAAGATATAAATCTTACAGCATGTTTAATTGAGATCATGATAGAAGGACAATGGCAATGAATCCATTCGATTTTGTAAATGATATTAATTATAAGAAGAAAGATTTATTGAAAGACGATATAGATAATCAAAAAGAAAGCGATTATAAACCATTTCTTGTTAATCGATCTTTAAGTTTTAATTTTGATACTATCCTTCAATCTAATGAAATGAACATTAGAACACACCTAGATAATAAGCTTCAATACCACTATTTGCTAAATATTATCAGACCCAAGAATAGATTTGGTCGATGGTTAAAAGCTGAGAAGTATGAAGCCATAGATCTTATTGTTGAATATTATGGATACAGCCTTCAGAAAGCGAGAGAGGTTGTTGATATTTTCAGTGATGAGGATTTGAATACTCTTAGGCAAGAATTATTTACAGGTGGTTTGAAGGAGAACAATGAGCGTAGAGATAGATTCTCTCGTTGAAATCAAGTTAAAACAACCCGATGATTTTTTAAAAGTAAAGGAAACATTAACAAGGATAGGTGTAGCTTCAAAGAAAGATAAGATATTATATCAATCTTGTCATATTCTCCATAAGCAAGCCAGGTACTATATTGTTCATTTTAAAGAATTGTTTATGTTGGATGGAAAGCCTTCCAACTTTTCGGATAACGATGCAGCGAGAAGAAATACTATAGTTAATTTATTAGCTGAATGGGATTTAATTGAAAAGGTCGATAATGCTAAAATCGATGATGATAATGTGGTTCCTATTAATCAATTAAAGATTATATCTTTCAAAAAGAAAGATGAGTGGGAACTTGTGGCGAAATATAATATAGGTAATAAAAAGAATGACGATGCTAAAATTGAGGGCTCATAAGATATATTCTGATGTAAAGCTTCCAACATTTTCAACCCGCGGTTCTGCATGTTTTGATATATGTGCATATTATACACCTGAATTGGGTTATGATATTTGGAATGACGCCAGAAAAGATTTTGTTAAAAGACACGACCCTAATATAACAATACATCCTTTTCAAAGAGTCCTAGTACCAACGGGATTAATTTTAGATATCCCCGCAGGACACTCGGTAAGAATACATCCGAGATCTGGTAATGCAATTAAAAAAGGTTTAAGTTTTATTAATTGTGAAGGAATAGTTGATTCTGATTATATCGATCCGTTAATGGTTCCGGTAATAAATTTATCAGATGTTCAGACAATTGTTATAAATAACAATGATCGAATTGCACAGGGTGAATT